TCAACGCGATTGCTCGCGAACGCCCAAGCAACGAAAGCGTTGCTCTTGAGAGCGGCCATCATGAGCTTCTTGCGGCTCTTGTCCAGTGTCGCATGGATCACTGTATCAAGTGTGCCAGAAGCGTAAGTCGAAAGCATTTGTACGATTCCTAATGAGGGTTAAAGACTAGATTACTGTCGGGCTTGCCTTTGAGCGACTTCTGAGACTGCATCATTAATGATGTCATCCCATCTATCGTCTGCTTGAGCGACTCTACGCGATCCGTGATCTACGTGAGAGCCATTTCCCGTCCGGCCATTGAGGTCCGGTAGAATCTGGTCTTGACCACCACCATTAGGTTGACGGTTGTTTCCGTCTTTAGTTCTTAGAGCTTGATACTGTGGAGCAAGAGGCTTGGACCAATCAAGTCCACGGCTCAATGCATCAGTTTTCAACTCGTAGTATGCAGTCTGTAGATCGAAGTTGCCAGCTTCCATCACACTCGCCAGCGCACCTTTATGAATAGTCGCGTCAGGCTTGTTGTCAAAGAAGTCATTATAAATCTGAGCAGCTTCTTCTTGCAGTTCCTGCATTTGTCTCTGTTGCTGTGTCTGCTCGATGATCGGCTGAAACGGCTGCAGAGCTTGAGTTACAATCTCCTGTACTGCATTACGCAGAGTAGCCGCGTCAACGCCACCGCCGCCCTGCACAATATCTGATACATCTGTACCACTGTTTTGCGCTTGTTGCAACAGGAACTTGATAGCAGCCTTTGGATCGCGCTTGTACGCAACCAGTGAGAGAAAGAGATGCAGACTGTTCATCAAGTGACAGTCCTGCTTCCTTCGCTGCAGAAGTCGCACGCTCGTAGTGCTCGTACCTTTGTCTTATATCCTGCAGCTTCAGTCTCAGCACGTTCGATATACGGATACAGTCTACGGAACAGCTTGTGTCCCCGCTCCAGACGGAGCAATCAACTGCCCTTTCGCGTCGAAGATGTTGCCGCGTTGGTCTTGACGGAATAGGTTTCCGTACTGTCGCGTACCCGTAGGAATCTGCTCATTTGGCTGATTCTCACGAGTGCCTTGCTCGTTAGGTCGAGCTTGCTGCTGTTGATTGTTGGGCGGAGCTTGCTGCTCATTGGGCTTGACTTGCTGCTGCTGAGTCGGCGCTTTCTTGAGCCTTACTTGTAGGGGGCGTTTCTAGTATCAAGTTTCAGATGCCTTAAAGAAGGATTNNAGCGTAGCATCAAGTTCATTCTCAACTTGCGACCTGCCACTATTTACAGGAGCTTCTTCTTGCTGCTGCTCAATCTGTTGATTCTGTGTCTCGCTAAGATTCTCTTCGGTGTCCATTGTGTTCTCCTACTGCTGTTGATTCTGTTGTTCACGTAGCTTGGTTCGGATCATTGCCTCAGCTTTGCTCTTAGGTACTCCTTTTGCTACTGCTGCATCGACCATTTGCTTGAATTCAGGTGTTTCATCACTCTCTGATTCTCCCGGCTCACCTTCTCCAGGATCATTCTCACTTGGCGTTTGTCCTCCTTGATCTGAGTTACCTCGTTGCAACTGCATCATTACAGTCTGCAGCAGCATCTTCCAGTCTTGTGATGTCATGACTGTATCGTCAAACGCCTTGCCCATAATCTTGAGAGCAATGACGATGGCGTACGGAGTGGCACTCGCAAACTGTCCAAGAATCTGTCCAATCTGCATTGCTTCCGCTTTCTTCGCAGCACTTGTCGGCTTCTGCGAAGAACCTCCAACAACAGAACACATGAGAAGCTTGCGAATCTCCATCGGGTCCATCGGTTGCCACTGTTGAGCAAGCTCTGCATACTGCTGTCCAACAATCATGGAGACAGTCTCTTGATCCATAAACTGCATACACATGAAGAGTACGTCATGCATGATACCGCCAATGAAGTCTTCAACTGCATCACGCTTCTCATCAAGGCGCACGCCGCTGATGCTGCTGTACTCTTTGATCGCTGTGTTTGTTGTGTTCGTCTTGAACTGCTCACCACGTTGCGCTTCACCAACACCTGAGATGATGTTGATTGCACGCATCTCCGCATCTGTGTTCCACAGCATTTCAAACTGTAGCGTCGGAGTAGGAGGAGCCATGATGTGATCTTGCAGCTTGGAACCTTCAGGCAGAGATACGCCAATGCCTTTCATGTTCGCATTGAGCATGATGTCTTCAAACTGCTTGGTCGTGATGGCGTTAGTGTTGTAGATGGTCTTATCACGTACGAGCGTGCGCATACGCTGCAGTTCATCACGAGACGTGTTGATGATGTCTTGTTGATCAAGATAGTTGGACACTTCACCCTTTGTACGATTCATACGAGGATCAGTGTGATACTGTAGACGACGAATAGGGAAGAAGTTAGGAAGATGGTACGGATCGTCCATTACCCAAATCGGCCACTCCCAATCATTCGTAGCGTATAGGTAGAATCGACGCTTGATCTTATCAAAGATCAGCGCACACTTGGTACGCTTGGCTCGATCATAAGCTCGCTGATCGCGGTAGCCGTAGTCTTTGAAGTTATCTTTAGATTCGTCAAAGAGTTTGAAAGAATCAACTTCGGCCTGCACCGAGGTAGACTCGCTTCCGTCGATAGCGTCAACAACGTCGGTGGGCTTGTATTCGCTGACCCAATTGCCGTTAGAGTCTTTCTTACGGAATCTGGCATTAAGATAGTTCGTCGGGAACATGATGTCCACGGAGATAAAGCCAGCATCACTGAAATCATCCTCTACAGATGAAGCATCAATAGTTACGTCTTCACCACGGATCGACTTGACGAACGGTCCAGCAGGATCAAGCAAGTCCGTCGCTTCTTCAAGCGCCATGAGCTTGCCTTCTACTTCGTCGATCTCCTTCTGAGACTTCGCATTGACAAGTTCTTCGCCAAGCTTACGAATGTCCTCACGTGCTTGATCCGCGGAGAACTCCTTCTTCGTGTAGCCAATCATGACCCACGCTTCATTAGTAATCTCGCAACGGACAATGCTCTTCTTGACCTTCGGCTTCAAGTTGAAGCCAGGAGCACTCTCCATTGCAGCGAGTCGATCGACAAGATGCTCAAGCATATCGCCAAGGTCTTGACGATTCTCGTCATACATCGTGATTTCGCAATCAGGATTCTTGGTAAAGATGTTTGGCACTACAGCATTCACTGTAGAGTAGACGATATTCTCTGTTACAGAGAACGCCTTACGTCGATCCTTGCTGAATCCGTCATTACCTGCGCGATCACCGCCAGTGTCTTTGCGATGATTCTGCTGACTGTTGCTGTAATAGCTTTCAGCCTCACCCCACATGTCTCGCAGATTGTTGACGATCCTCTTACCTGCCTTGATCTTACTTTCCCAAGCAAGACCTTCGTACTTCGACACAGGAATCTTGCCAATAGGATCGAGCTTGTAAACAGGACCAGTGTTCACAGGAGCAGCTTGCATCGCAGCAACAGCCGCAGCCGGATCAACGCCATCAGCCTGAGCAATAGTACGCTCAATGTTCTGTTCAGATTGATTAGGTTCCATTATGTCTACCTATGCCGAGGAAGAGGAGTATTGTTTGCGCTCTCAGGAGCAGGATTCCAGCCGTACAGTACGTTGTCAGGAATCTTGCGACTGAGTTGAGTAATCGAGCCGATTACTTTGTTACGCTTAGTGAAAAGATACTTAGTAGCGTCCATAGCGTGATCGTTGACGTCACGAGGCTTGTCAACATTTTGTCCAAGAGTGTTCTTGTTCCAGTAGTAATCAAGTGCTTCATTGTGCCACCACTCTAGGTTACTACTGATAAGTAAGCGAGGAGAACCATACACACGCTGAATAGGATGCATATGATACGGGTCGATAGCGAGATAGGAACTGATTTTTTCAATACCGGATGCGATGTCATTAGACCCTCGCTGCATCTCAATGCCTTCTTCAAAGAAGAGTTGGCTGATCTTTTCGCCAACTTTATCCTTCGTAGCATTACCAAGCTTGAATATCGAAGGATCAGCGTATATGCGATCAGTAGGAATGATGCCCCAATGATTACGAATACGAGTGATTTCTTTAGCTTGCTGCGCAATGAGGAACTGTGACTTGTAGTACCCATCTACGATGAATACATTACCAAATGCATCATGGAATGAGAGCAAGTAGCATGAAGGAGATGTCTGTCCATAGTCATATCCCTCTCCTACGCCAAGCTTGTTAAGATGCAACTGCTCACGAATGTAATTCTCTAGTGCTTCGTGGTGAATGACATGTCTTGCTTCGTCGAATTCAGGATAGATGAGTCCCGTCGTACGCGCTCCAGTCACCATCTACGAATCTCTTCTTACTCGTAGAACGCATGACGATCTGCATACGCTTAGAGAATCGCTCTCCTGTGTTCGCTTTATTCGCACTGGACGATGCGTTGAAGATTTTAACGATTGGCTTGTTCGTGTCAGGATCACGTAGTAGCTTATCCGTGATGAGTCCTGTCTTCTTGTAGACAAAGTACGGATTTACTACGTCACGGAACAGCCAGTTACGAGTAGGATTCGCTCCGAAGCGGAAAAACTGTGGCCCAATCGCCGGCCAGTTACCTTCTTCTTGCTCTTGACGTGTTCCAATGAACTTAGCAGTACCACGCAAGCGTCCGAATAGGTCTTCAAAGTCCTTGTAGCTGAATTCTGGATCGTCTAGCTGATCTACGAAGATGGCATCGTAAGTAGCGGAGAGAAGATTGCTCTGCTCTTCGCCTTTTCCTTTACCTTCCATACGAATGTGACGAAACTCAATCGTACTTCCAGTACCTTTCATCACAATGTTGTTCTTGCGCTCACTAGGCCAAGCGGATACCCAATCTTTAGGCAGCCACTTTAGAAGTTCTGGCTTAGTAGAGTCTTCAAGCTTTGGACGAGTCGCGCGACCCACGAGAACACGCGCTCCTTCATACAACGAAGCGATGTTAATAGCTTCGACACCAAGCGATGCAGTCTTTCCATTGCCGTATCCTCCAGTGTATCCAGCAATTTCCTCTCGACACATGAGGAAATTGTACTG